CTCTCAAACACTAATGGATAACCAGGGCTAGACTCAATCTTGATCGAGGATAGCACCCCTGGAATTCCCTTACACGCTTCTTCAAATGTCAACTCTCTCTTTCCGACAACAAACTTCAAATTCTCCATATACGATTCAACCATGGAATCCTCCACCGATCTACAAATATCCTCATCTACTCTAATATTCTGCGTGGTCGATAGCGTATTCCTAATCGAATTCATAACTGGGTCAACTCCATTTGCTCTTGGATCACTCTTACTTAACACTGGTAACGTCCGGGTTGGTTTTAGATCCATTAGTCCATACAAGGATGACGGAGAAAACTTCGTTTTCCGGCCCAAATACAACTTCTCGCACTTATCAACTTCTTCAATCCGCAGGCAGTTGGGCAGCCTCGCGAATTCTTCTAACACTTCTCCGCTCTGTGGTTGCAGATACGGAACTTTCAGCCTCTCACAGACTTCTTCCAGCTTTTGGTGTGGAACAATCGACGCCAAATACTCATACTTGTCCTGGTCCTCTTTCAACCTCAAAAACAGTCTCCCTGCACACTTCGCAGCATACCAATCAACATGTATCTCATTTGACAAGTACTCCTCAATCTCTTTCTCTTTCTCTGATACTCCTGGCTTCCTCAGTTCCTTACACACCTTGTCAATCACCGTAGACCTAACCTTCATCTGTCTCATTATCGCCTCCGCAATCTCAGCATATTCGGCGTCATCCAACTGCCTCACAATATGGTTGTAGTTATCACGGAACTGCTTCTTGATCATCTCGCACTGGTCCTCGGTAATCTGCTTTCCTTTCATTCGATCTATGTTCTTAACAAATACTGGATATGAGTCATGAAACGCGTCAGTGTACACCTTACCTCTGTTCTTGTTCAGGTAAAAGACAGCATCCATTATCGCGTTGATCTCGCACTTCGACAATCCTTCTACTCTCAAGATTGACTCCATCAACGCTGAAGCATCCATCTTAGGGTCGTTGTCACCTCCTTGCATCACTAGTCCATCCAACAATTCATTAATCCCCTTCTTCAAACAAGCTTTCACCGCTTCCTTTCTGTCGGCTAATATCGAACTGCATGTATCTATCTCAACATTGAAGTCTTCAACCCACTTCTTCGCTGCCAATCTAATCTCGTCTACATTCAACACGTTGGCGCACATCTCTTCAATGTCCTCTCTAAACAACAACGTTGATGCCCCATTGTGCATTTCTGCTGTTTTGGGGCTACCTGCCACATGCATTCCAATTATCTTTCCACAAAGGGGCCCTTCGTTCACAATTAGTGGAGAACCACATTCGCCTCGCGATGTAGAAATCGGGTATTTCCAGCACTCTTCCAACTCAAATCTTTCTCCGTGTCCTGAGTACGCCTGGTTAATGCCCAATTTTGCTTCAGCGAACTTTGGTCCTTCCGGTGATCTCAACACTACTCTAAAACGATCTATGTCTCCTAACTCCTCACTTGTGATGAAACGATTCATATTGTTCTTGAACTGTGGAACCTTCGTCCCCGCGAAATCAATGATGGCCTGGTCAAGCTTAAAACTTGCCGTGAAGTTTGTCTCACTCAACTTTATCGCGTAACGCTCTCCATTCAACGATAATTCCACTGTAGTTCCAAGCGGGTAACGTCCCTTATCCGATATCAGACTATGTGCAAATACTAAAACCTTCCTCTCTTTGACCGGTATCCCATAACAATGGTGCCTTCCATCGAAAATCAGGTTTACTACCTCACAAACCGAGCCTTGGGCATCAAACCCGTAGCCTGGTGCGAATTTGACATTACGTCTCTTTCGCGTCTCTCTCGTCTTATTGGGTCGCTGACTCTGCGCGGTGAACGTTAAGTCCTCCACGGCTTCGTCCTTACTTACTGAACTAAAAATACGCCTAACTGCGTACGCGCCTATCACGCACACTATTCCCATTTTAATTCCTCGAATGAAATTGTTTTGAACATTCTCATCCTTCACGAATAATGGTAACCTCGCTCTGAGGTACGTGTCCGCTCTAGCCAAATAGTCCATGTTGTATTGCTCTACTGAATTGCGAATGTACTCTGTGCATCGTTCCGTTACGGTCTTAGGCTCCGACAAGTCATCAAGAAAGTCGTTTGAGTGCATTTGCTCTGTGTGTGTATGTGATGTTGATGATACAAATGATACGTCTGAATTCTCTGATGTGATACTATTCCTAACTCTTGGCATTAACATGCATTGGGTTGTTCTTCCACAACGTTTACAAATGAAGTTCTTAATCATTTTCCCATGCTTAACTCCACAACACGTGTGTTCGTGTGTTGGTCTCTCTGTCTTTCCACTAGTTTCTGATTGGGCCACCATTTCGATCTCTTCTGGCCCCGCTAATGACATTACTGCCTTTGCCAAGGTTACAGGTTTCTTTGGTATCCCATATGTGTCCCTAATTATCTCTGAAATGATCTCGGTCGGTGATTTCTCTACTACCTTTCCAACACCAAGAACCTTTGCTAGTCTATCGCAAATCACTCGATGTTCATTATATGCCTCTCTCACAATCTGGATCGTAGTTTTGTAGTCATACCAGACTTCATCAGCCTCACTGCGAGACTTCTGCCCAGGTAATAACGCAAACTTAACCCATTTGAAGTCGAAGATATCTCCATCCTTATATTGCGACAAATCAACAAAATTCTTATCTCCCTTATAGTCCTCAC